TAAGAGCATCATAGTTGTGGATGATTTTCTCGAGGACCATATCATTGATTTGATGATAGAGTTCTATGATTCGAGTGCCTATATTCCTGATTATGATAAGTTAAGCAAACTAGACTGTGGTGAATGGAAACCTTCTAACGAATTAGTTCAACACGTTTGGGATGCGCAGAATGAGCAGTCGATGAAAATTGCGAATGCTGTAGTACATTGGGGAGACATCTATCGATGGCCGGTTGGTTCTGATATGGGTCTCCATAATGATGTAGCGAGTAAGCACACTGTATTCACCTCGATATTATATTTGAATGATGATTTCGAAGGTGGGTTTACAGAGTTTGCTGACGGTACAAGAGTAGCACCGAAGAAAGGACGTATTGTGTTCTATGATGGAATACATTACTGGCACAAAGTAACACCAATAACGAAAGGAATACGATACACATTTGCATCGTGGTACCGAACGAACAAATAAATTTAATAATGAGGCAGTAAAATGATTAGTAGTCCAGAAGACCGTAAGAAAGTAAAAGGCGCCATCAAAGAGTTATCTGATTCAATGCTACGTGTTGATAGTGAGAAAGATTTGCAGAAAGACATCGTTCAGGTGACGTTCGAAGATACTGGTGTTGATAAGAAGCATATCCGCAAACTTGCGGTGATCTATCATAAGCAATCAATGAACGATGTTAAGTCAGACTACGAGGACCTCGAAGCACTGTACGACGAATTGTTCAAATAAATGGTTGCATATAGCACAGGGATGTGTTATAATATCATATATTATGAGGAGTTGGTGATGGGACGTTCACAGTCAAAAAGAAGTAACCGTAAGAATACCGCGAAGGATTTCAGCAACACTAACCCTGTTGCAAAGAACATGGAGAAGTTCAACAAACCTGCTACACACGTTGATAAGAAGAAAGAATCTAAGAACAAGGGTCTAGATGTAGACAAGGCGTGGTTAGACGATGAAATACGGTAGCATGACACACGACTTTTATGGTCGTAAAATCAAAAAGAAGAAAGCACGAGGTGTTGTTTACGACAAGTACACACCTCCGGCATTCAAAGAATTAGTCGTTGATGATGGACCCTACCGTCGATCAACTCAAGAATATAAATCTCTCGATATTACTAAGTCTGATACAGAAAAGAAAGAACCGATGAGATATACAGGCACTGTAGTCATAGGCATTTCAACGATGCATAAGAGCAATGCTGTTCCTATTATTAATCAACAAGAAGCAATAGATATTGCAAACATGAGAAGATCCTGATATAATGGTAGATTATACACTGAAGACGAACTGGGATTGCCTAGCGTCTCTGATGAAAAAGATTGAAGAGAATAAGAAGTCCAAAGAGAAAGTGATTTCTTTTGATGGACTTACTTTGACTACCAACAAGTTTACATATACGTTATTTGCTGGTGAATTGAATAGAGAGAAGAGGACTAAATGATGGCAGAACGATACCGCGAAGAAACCACTGATTGGGGTGATTACAAGATAAGCAATCACATATATATTACTATGGGTACGCAGTTGTTGGGTTATATACCCAAAGGTGGTAAAGAGATGCGCTTCTCTAAACCAAAGAAACAGTGGTCAGTTACTCGAAGAAAGTTTCGTGATTTGACCAAGAAAGAAATCGCATGGGTAAAAGAAAATGGAAACATACCGCAAAGTTAGTATATTAGCACTAGCAATATTAATATCTGGATGTAATTTATTACCAGACAACTTCGACAATCAAGAATTTGGTTATCTCGCAGAACTTCATGTATCTGCAACAGCAACACCTACTCCCTGTGATGCAGGCGAACTAAAAGAAATACATCGCCTTGCATCCGTTCTCACTACATACAGTGAACATACACTCAACAGCAACACCACAAAAATCTACAGTGAGATCCAAAGTCTCGCAGGTGAGTTGTTGGTCAGGGAATCACCCAGTATAATCTACTGTAAAATGAAACGAAAGAGTATCCGAGATGTGACTGACACAGCACTATCGGTATTCGGAACGAGGATAAAGAAATGAGTGCCTTATTAGACGATTGGGAAAAGAAAGCAGAGATTCACATTCACGAGTTGAAGAGTTACTTGGATAATGGTGAACTTGCACAAGATGAATATGACGAGTTGATCAAAGATGTTGTTGATACATCTACTATTGTCGGACTACTTGATACAGAAAACGATCGGATCATTATGGCGAAGATTGCTGAAAGTCTGCTGGTTCTTGCAGGTTCGATATGATAAGTAAAATACTATTCGGTGTAATACTGAGTGGTTCTATAGGTTTCTATCTGTTCTATACTTTTTCATATCTGCCTCTGATCACTAAAGTAGAGCAACAGCAGTTAGTTCTTCAGGCACAAGAGTTTCGCCAGCAAGAGCAGATTGCTACTATTGACGCACTTCAGAATAATCTGACAAAGACTAGTGAAGCACTAAGCACACAGTCGGCACGTAACTCAGAGATTGAGGGTGAGATGTCCCGGTACATGAACATCTTCCGTAGACACAATCTAAGCAAATTAGCGGCAGCAAAACCTGGACTAATTGAACCACGTATTAACAAGGGGACCAAGAATGTATTTGACAGCATCGAAGAAGATTCTGCTTTTATCAGCAATCTTAATTAGTACAGGTTGTTCGTTACTTCCTCAAGCACCTAAAGTTATTCCGGTTGAGATTCGTACTGTAGAGGTAAAGATACCTATTGTTCATCCTACTCTGCCTCGTGCAATCGATCTGAAAGAACCCTACTTCTATGTTGTATCAGATAAGAACATGGATACGTTTATCGCAGAGATGGAGAAACTAAATGGTACAGTAGTCTTTACTGCAATGACAATTGATGACTATGAGTTGATGGCATATAATATGCAGGAAATAAAACGCTACATAGGACAGTTAAAGGAAGTTGTGGTATACTATCGAACTATTAACACCGACGATGAACCCGAAGTGGAAGAAGATGAAGACCTTTGAATGTCTTGTTGTAGAAGATAGTGCGGGTGAACTATGCATAGAATTATCAGATGAACTATGCGAATCATTAAATATTAAAGTGGGAGATGATGTTGAGTGGAAACACGTTTCCGATAAAGTATGGGAACTTATTAAAGTATAGGGAGTAATATGTACGACTATAAAGTAAAGATTGTAAGAGTGGTTGATGGCGACACGGTAGATGTTGACATTGACTTGGGATTTGGTATTTGGATGCTCAAGGAAAGAGTTCGTGTTATGGGCATTGATACTCCAGAATCACGTACCCGAGATAAGGTAGAGAAGAAGTTTGGACTCGCGGCAAAGAAAAGACTCAAGCAAATGTTGGGTAAAACATCGATTCTTAGAACTCAGATAGATCGTTCGGGCGAAGATGCTAAAGGAAAGTTCGGGCGTATCCTTGGTGATTTCGACGTGTATGATCATGCGACCGATGCGCTTGTTAGTGCGACTTCTCTAATGATGAGTGAAGGACATGCTGTACCTTACACAGGCGGCAGTAAAGAAGACACTAAAGCACAGCATCTGGTAAATCGTGAACGATTGATTGCCGAAGGCGTGGTCGTTCTTTAGATCGAAAGGTTATAAGCATATAACAAAATACTCTAAAAATAGTGTTATTAAATCATAATAATGCTTGTGGATGTCACTCTCTCGTGATATAATGGTACCTCATTAGACAGAGAGAGTAACTATCATGTTCATGAAGATCGCAGATTCTACCCTTTACGAGATGTACGTAACTAAGCATCAAATCAAGCAGAACAAGGGCGAGATGCGCGGTTCTAAGGACATGGAGCGCACCAAGTGCTACGATGCAGAGTGGAGATTCCAACGCACTGTTCAGATCCCACAATTCAAATCTATCTCAGAAGCAGAAAAATTCACAAAGAAAATCTACAAGTCTAAGTTGTGGGAGAAGATGTGGAAAGAATCTCTTGAGAACAATGTCGGTAGAATCTTCAACAACTATCCTGATGTAGTACAGATGAAGCGAAGTTCAGGAAGAACTGCTGGTTCTACTAACGGCAAGACTGTATACTTAAATGTCAATTCTGGTTTAGATATGTACACTTTGTTGCACGAACTTGCTCACACTCTTGGTCACATGCACCACGGACGTTCGTTTCGTCAAGCATTACTGAAACTTGTGGGACAGTTTATGGGTAGTCAATTCAAGAAAGTTCTAGCAGATTCATTCAAGCAAAACAAACTCAAGTTTGGCGATGCTCGTAAACCAATGTCATTTGAGAACTGGGTTGCTTCTCGTGATCGTATGGAGAAGATTCGTGAAGAGAAAAAAATAGGGGAGTTCGCACTATGAGACCAATATGTTTAAATTACGGTTGTGAGAAACTAGTGACCCATTCCGGTAGCAGATGGAGACCATACTGTTATCGTTGTCATCGTGCTGGATTCGGTGCCACGACACTAGCAGAAGGTGTAACTCCATTCAAGACTGGTAAGTGTAGTAATCAGAACGGTCAACTTGGATTCGAATGTGCCATCGATTATGTTAAAGCACCGTGGGCATTGGGACAGACTCAGATCGATCATATATCTGGTGACCACTTAGATAATGATTCAAGCAACTGTATGGAACTATGTGATATGTGCCATACTTACAAGGGTAAACTGTCGGGCGATTTCAAGCGCCAGAATCAAGCGAAATATAGGTATAAAATAACGAAATAAAATGAGAAATATGTTGCAATTACATATTACCTATGTTATAATAACACTTCATTAATGAGAAAGAGAGATATATTATGAGTCATGAATTAGAGATTGTAAACGGTAAAGCACAAATGGCATATGCAGGACAAGTTCCTTGGCATGGTCTCGGTACTAAAGTATCTACAGATTTGTCACCGCGCGAGATGATGACCGAAGCGGGTCTGGATTGGGGTGTTGAGAAGCACCCTGCATTGATCAACGTTCGTGGTGAGTTGATTGAGACAGGTCAGGAAGCACTTATCCGTACAGATACCAATGCTGTACTAACTAACGTAGGCAAGAACTGGAATCCTGTCCAGAATAGCGAAGCATTCGATTTCTTTGCTGAGTACTGCGCCGCTGGCGATATGGAGATGCACACCGCGGGTTCACTAAAGGATGGGCAAATCACTTGGGTTCTTGCTAAAGTAAATGAGTCATTCGATATCCTTGGTGATGATCAAGTCGATTCGTTCTTGTTACTATCTAACCCACATCAGTATGGCAAAGCAATCAATGTTCGCTTCACTCCTATTCGTGTAGTATGTAACAACACCTTGACCTTCTCGCTCAGTGCGAACTCAAACAATCAAGTAACTATGAATCACCGTTCTAAGTTTAATCCTGATGAAGTTAAAGCACATATGGGAATTGCTCACGACAAGTTTGCTCAGTATAAAGAGATGGCGAATTACTTAGGACACAAGCAAGCATCATTCGGTGATTTGATTAACTACTTTAACAACGTGTTCCCAGTTGCTAATGCTGCCGCTCGTGAAGCGAAATCATACAGTGATTTGTCTCGTACTGCTAAGATAGCAATGGATCAACTTGATACTCAACCTGGTGCTGAGTACGGACGCGGATCATGGTGGCAAGCACTTAATGCAGTGACTTACACAACCGATCACTTGTTGGGTCGCTCTGCTGATACTCGTATGGCGTCTGCATGGTTCGGATCTAATCAAGCGAAGAAAGTCAAAGCAGTAAACCTCGCAGTTGAGATGGCATCATAAGATGCCTAGCATAACTTTTCGTGAGTTTTGTTTTAAACAGTGGATTCTTCACTGTGAAGAGTGTGAAGGGTATGACGGAAAATACCCTGACTACGATTCGAAAGAGTACTTCCGGCGAATGAAATGGTTTCTAAGATGGCAATGGCAAGTACGACCTAAAGTATAAATAACGCCTGAAAAACACCTTTAGTATAAATATTATAATGATATTCATGTACTAAAGGTGTTTGTTTATGATCGATCCCATCTCTGCTGTTGCAGTCGCAACATCTGCATACAAAACAATAACAACAATGCTTTCTGCTGGTCGTGAGATTGAAGATACTCTAGGTCAGATAGGAAAATGGTACGGTGCTATTGCTGACTTCAATGAAGCGAAGCGACAGGCAGAAAATCCTCCTCTATTCAAAAAACTATTCTATTCCTCAAGTATTGAGCAAGAGGCGATGGAACTGTTCATTCAAGAGCGAAAAATAAAAGCACAAGAAAGGGATCTCCGAGAACTATTGACCTTCTGTTTTCCTGGTGACGCATACAAAGAATTGACTGATATGCGAAGAAAGATAAA